TACTGGAATCAGTTACTACCCACAGCAAGCAGTTGCAGTGCAATTAACTGGTCTCAATACGGGCAGATAATGTTATGATTTATTCTATCCCGAATAAATACATTACAACAATTACTTCGGTAGTTACGTTATAACTAAGGAAAAAATTAACAATGGATATTAAGAATAACTTCGTTGGCAACGATACAGCCACTGGTGTTGCGCAGGATCACGAAGGTGATGACAGCAATGAGCAAAACGTTAATCCTGGTGCTATTCGTAAAAGCACAACTCAGTCAGTATTGGCTGCATTAAGCAACGCAAGTGGAGTTCAGTTCCAAAGCGTTGAAGATGCAATTGGATACATGGCAAGAGTAGGCGCTCAAACAACAAACGGTGGCAACGCACAGCCAGTAGAACCTCAAAATCAGCAACGTTCAAATCGTGTCACGACCAATGACTTGCATGAGCAGTTCCAAAGACTTCAAACAGACTTGGCTCGTAAAGACCAAGCACTACGTGAGAAGGAATTGGACGGCGATATTCAGCGAGCCATGTCAGACAGATTCGATCCCGACCTAGTAGATTATGCACTTAATAAAGTTAAGTCCAACATTCAATGGAATGATGATGGTACTTACGTGATAGTCAACAGCAAAGGACAAGAACGTTATGGAATGGATGGTTCTCCTCTAACAATCTCTGGTCTAGTTAATGAAGTTGCACAAGGCAATCCAAAGTTGCTCAAGCAAAGTTCTAGTACTGGAGGTTCGGGCTTAAGACCTGGTATGGGTCAGTTCGCAGGCGCACAAGATGACTCAATTCCTGATTACAGTCGTGATCCAGCCGCATTTAATGCGTGGGCAAGTCGTAATGGATTAGGTAAGAGAGTTGGCCTTAAGGGCATGGGTGTAACTGCTTCTGCATCAACATCAAGTCGAAAAATCATATAATTGCCAAATAAAGGAGAAATAACATGGCATACGTCTTAGGTGGCGGTAATAATGAAGCAGATGGCTTCACAACAGCAATCGCCGGTTTCGCACTACGTGCAATGCACGAATCAAATGGTCTAGTTAACATGACCAACGTTGTTACACCTACACAGGGTAACGAATACTTAGTTCCACAGTTCGCACCAATCACTTATCAGGATTACACTCCTGTAGGTAATGCTGGTACTTGGGGCACAGGTAACGCAAACGTACAGAACCCATCACTTGGTCAAGGTTCTATCACAGCAACTCCAGCAGTTGCAACAACTGCATTCGATATTTTCTACGGATGGACAACTTCATTCCAGTTAGCAGCCACTCTTGGTGCTGAATTGGGTGATTCATTCGCTGAAAAGGTTGACCAGCGTGTAACAAAAGCCTTCTTGTCATTCAAGGCTACACCACTCAACGATTTCTACCCAACAAGTGCTGACGGCTTCGACCGTGTAAGCGCACTTGGTGCTATGGAATTGATGGCTGCAGGTCTACCTTCTAACACAGCAGGTTGGACAACTGGCTTCACCACAAGTGAAGTACTTGACCTAGTTCGCTTAGTTAAGCAGAACTTCAAAGTCGCTCGTATGCCTGGTGCTCCAGTCATCGTTCTTGACTCAAACGGTTATGTTCAGGAAGCAGTAGTAGGTTCACCTGGTGGTTCAGGTTCTTCATTAACTCGTCTATTAGGTGAGTTAACTGGTGGCGCTGTATCACAAGCAGGCGGAAGCAACTTGTCAGCACTCGGTAACGAATTGCTATCAACTGGTCGTATCGAATCAGTTTATGGTTGCATGATTATGTTCACTACATTCTTAACACCAACAACACGTGTATTCCTAGGTCAGCAGTCAGCAAGCAATTGCTTGGTCGGTGCTTACTTCGGTGACAGTGCATTGTTCACTGTTATGAAGGAAGGTCTACAGATTAAGACTGGTGAAACTCCAGGTGGTCTACAGATGTGGCTCACAGGCGTTGGATACTTCGGTTCTGGCGTAGGTGACGGTCGTCGTGGTGGTGCTATTAACATCTATCAGGACTAATTTGAATAAGAGAGAGTATGGCAACATACTCTCTCATTGTCTAGGAAAATAATATGTCAGTACCATATCAAAGAATCTCAAATGCAACTGTAGCAGACATTCAGTTTTATGATCCTGCGGCTGAACGCCGTGCGGCTGCTCTTAATGTTGATTGGGAACCTTATTTCAAAGTAGGAAGTCAGGAATGGCTATACAAAATGGAATTTGGTTGGTGGCAGAATTACTGCGACACTGTGATTGGTGCTTACTATTATACGAATCTGCCTAATGGACAATTGATTTCTAGTTTCAATCCTAATCTATTGATTAAGAATGACCAGACATTAATTAGACTTGATACATTTGGCGCAATCTTAGTTTTCTACGAAAGCCTTGTTACTGACGTTAGTAACATGAACGAAGTAGACAAACAAAACTATGATTTTGCTAAAATGCGTTGTGATGAAGAATGGCGCAAAGCGCAAGAGTTAAGTAACTGGTATGACCTGTTCCAAGATGCTCCACAAGGTCCAACGACTAAACTGGAAGAAAACTGGACAGCAGATCCAAATTACTTTAACGGAGATAGGAGATACTTCTAATGACACATACCTATGTGCCATTAAATGCTCCACTCGTTACTACAAGCGAGATTATCGAAGCATTGCGTTTGACTATTCCTCAACAATGGAATATTCCAATCTATGATGACTTCCCTAGTGTTGTAGATGTTGTGCGTTATGGCATTTATGTCAGTGACGTACACACTGTAAGCAGGTCAGTTAATCAGTTGGGTGTTACATATTGTAGCAACATGTACAACGCTGTGGATCAATTTGGAGTGACTTACATCAGTTTCCAAGATGACCCATACAACATTCAAGTTAATGCAATCATTGCTAATTTAGCAACTGACCAAATTAATGGAAGACCATTGTTTGATGGTTACTTTAGTGTAACTTTTGAACAGAATCTAGTATATGGTCCAACACAAGCAGAACGACATGACTGGACATTTCAAATGACCCGTTTAGAATTTAATACATAAGCCACTAACCTTAAGGAGAACATAAAATGGCAAGAATTACAGTTAACGAATCAGGCACACAACCATTGCTTCTATTGAGCATGGATATTGCCAACGCAACTGCTGCCAATCTAGCAAATGGAAATATCGCACTTGCTAATAGCCTTTCTGTAACATGCTTACAGGATATCACTATTACATCAAGCACCGGTATCTTCTCATGGACAGATTTTTGCAGTATCGACACTAACAAAATCACCACACCAGCAGATAACGAAGTTTCTACAAACATTGTTATCGATCCAACTGGATACTTTGGTGCCAACACAGCAATTCAAACTGCTGAGGATCAAGGCATTGCAAGTTTGAGCCAGAACAAGATTCCTGTTCAGTTCAAACTAGTATGGAACAATGACAATCCTAACGCAAACGTTGCGAACTCATACTTCACAACTGGCGTTGGTTACATCAGTTCACTTGCACCTACAGTAAGTCCTGAAGCGCCTGTCTGGGTCACACCAATGACAATCGCTGTTGATGGTACAATGTATAACGGCATTAACTAATATCGTTATATGATGTAAATATGAGGGGACGCCTAAAAACGTCCCCTTTTTACTAAAAGGTGAACAAATGAATGAAAATCCATGGTTAAAGACTGATGAAGAAAAGTTGCGCAGTCTAATAGCCGATGAAGCAAAAATGATGCCCATGTTAGATAACATGCAAGCAACAGTAAAGCAACTAAAAGCAAAACAAGCATTTCGTCTAGCACTTCTCAATCAATTACTAGAGAATCAAGACGATAATGACAATAAATAATATACGTGAAACAATTTAAGGAGACAACAAATGAAACTTTCACAAATCACAGCAAAACCCCAACTAATCGAAGTAGTCATTGATGATGAAGATACCATCAGTGAGTTTGGCGAGTCATTGTCATTCTATACTTGGGATCGTCAACCAATGGATGTGTTTCTCAAATTAGCAAATATTGAGCAAGACGCAGACAACAACGTAATTGCAATCGTAAAAACATTAATCTTAGATGAGAATGGCAAAGAGATTCTTGCAGATAACAGAACCTTGCCTGCAAAGTTATTGATGAAATCAATTGCAAAGGTTACTGAATTGCTGGGAAAGTAACAAATGATAGTGTCGATATCAAGTCACAAAAAATGGCTATGATATTGATGATTGACGAGTTGAGCAAGAGATATGGTCTCTTGCCCAGCGAGGTTATTAGAAGAGCAGATACTTTTGATGTTTGGATTATGGACTGTTCATTATCATTCCACAAATATCATGAGTACAAGCAGGGCCATAATGGTAAGGCGCCAGTCCCAGATTATAGCACTGACGAATTGAAATCTATGTTAGCGAGGAACAGAAAAGATGTTAAAGGCTAAAATTGTTGTTAACAATATCACACCTAGTGCTACTAGAATTCAAAATGCACTTGCTAAGTTGCCTCAAGAAGCATACAAAGTGTTCAAAGACAACACACCTATTAAAACAGGTAATGCACGTAGAAAAACTCGACTATCAGGCGACACTATCAGAGCAGATTACCCTTACGCAGAAAAATTAAACGAAGGTTACAGTAAGCAAGCACCACAAGGCATGGTTACACCAACAGAAAAGTTTTTGCGCAAGCGAATCAGAGAAATATTGCGTGGAAAATAAGGTGACCTATGGCAGACTTAAAATATTCAGTAGAGATTGATACCAGAGGCGCAACAAGCGCACTTAATGGATTAAAGGCAGCAATCGCAGGTGTTGTTGCTGGCTTAACCACAGGTGTACTTGTTGATTTCGCAGACTCTATTACATCATTAAAGAATAAACTTGCCACAATCACACCTGAACTAGCAAATGTTGATAAGCAATTCAAAGCAATTGCTGCCATTGCTATTAGTTCAAGAACACCACTAGAACAAACTGGTGACTTGTACTTTAGAATTGCACGTGCGGCTGATGATTTAGGTATCAGCCAGCAAGAAGCCGCAAACATTACAGATAGTGTTGCAAAAGCAATCAGTGCTACTGGATTGTCTGCACAAGAAGCCGCAGGTCCACTATTACAATTGGGCCAGGCATTGCAATCAGGGCGTTTTCAGGGTGATGAATTACGTAGTATCTTAGAAGGTATGCCTGTTGTTGCTAAGGCAATGGCAGACAGTCTAGGTGTTACTGTTGGTGAACTACGTGAACTTGGTAGTCAAGGTAAGATTACTGGTGATGTGTTTGTGCAAGCAATGCGCAAAGCAAAAGACAGTATTGATGAAGCATTCTTACGTACACAACCTACAATCAAGCAAGCATTTGAAACATTAAAGACAAGCAGTAAACTTGCATTTGATGAGTTTGAGAAGAACTCTAAAACAGGTGCTTCAACAGCACGTGTAATCGAATATCTTGGCTTTATGATGTTCAAGGCTGCTAAGAATATTGATGAATTTATTGGCCCACTAAAGATTCTAATTCAAATTCTTGCAACACTTGCTACATTTACTATTGTTGGTAGAGTAATTAGAGCAATTGGTGCTGCCTTTACTGCAACATCAACAGCCATTTCTACCTTTTCTGCGGCCGCAACAGGGGCAGTAAGTACTTTCAGAGCAGGATTTGCTTCTTTAGGTAGAACAGTTGAAGTTGCTACATGGTATATTGCACGTTTCATGAAAGGCAATGCAACCTTAAGCAGTTTGTTAGTGGATCTTGGAAAAAGATTCGCATTCGTTAGACAGGGCGTTGGTCTCTTAGGTAAAGCATTCGTATCAATTAAAGGTTACTTATTGCAATTAGCAACAGCGATTGCAAGTTTTCTTGGTATTGACGCATTAATTGACAAGATTAAAGAAATTGGCAGTGGCACAGGCGAAACTGCTGATGATATGGCTGACTTCCGTAAAGAACTAGCCAACATGAAGAATGGCTTGGACGATACTGCTGGTGCAGGCGCAAGTGCCATTGCAACACAAAAAGAACTTGCTAGAGCCGCCGCAGAAGCCGCATATCAATTAGCACTTGAAGCAAAACAATATCACGATGCAGTAGCAGAACAGAAGAAAAATCTTAAAACACAAATGGAAAACATTGGTGTTGCAGAAGATATCTTGCGTGTTCGTGAAAATCTTTTAGAGTTTGATAGAAACTATGCTCAAGAAGAGAAAAGATTAAGCGAAGCAATTGCTAAAGCAAGTTTAAGTAAAGATGACAAAGAACGCAAGAGCATTGCGTCATTAAGAGAATACTTAAAACAATTACGTGAATCACGTGACGCAGACCGTGCTGCCATTGAAGGTCAAACACAAGCAATCAACGAAAAGTTGGCCGCTGACAGATTACAACAATATCAGACAGAAGCACTCATCAAAGCAAATGAAGAGTTGCAAAAAGTTCAAGATGACATTGCCAAATTGACAATGACTGAAATGGAAAAGAAATATTATGATATTGATAGAGCAGCCAAGCAAGCAGCCGAATCTGCTATTCGTGCAGAAGAAAAGATTCGTGGACGCAAGTTAACAACTAACGAAGCAAAAGCATATTATGATGCGGCAAAGCAAGGTGCTGAAGAACTCAAAACAGCAAATCAAGACCTTGTTAATCAGTCAATGACATTTGATACTGGTTGG